AAATCTAAGATGACCATGCCTGTGTATTTGATTGACCGAGCAATGTTATCAATAAATGTAAAGTTAGCGACATCGCTTTTACGCTGTTGTGCCAAAATAGCGCGGCCTGATGTTTCATTGTCACGATCACCTAAACTTGCAGAATAAATGCCTGTCGTGCTTTTGATTTCATCGACACACATTAACGCTGCTTCACTTGCGCCTTTGTCCATGATTCCTGCATTTAAACGCTGTGGCTGTGGTGCGGTAGGGTCATCATTGACAATAAGATAAGGCAAATTACCGCTTAACGCATCTTGCCAAATATCCTCTAAGCCTTGAATTTGTTTAGCAGTAACCAAGACAGGTGCTTTTGGTGCTAACGCTTTTTGCTCAGTGTCGATAGTACGCCAATAATTATACATTCGTTGTGGGTCTTTGCTAAAACGCACTAAACCGCGCAACGTACGCTTACCGTCAACTAAATCTTCTTTGCCATTCACGCCAACAATCGGTAAATACTTTCCTGCCCAGTCTTGTACTTCTAAAGGCTCTTTATCACCGCTTAAAAATGCACACTTAACTTTTTGCTCTGTCGTTTTGCGTTCGTTGATGACTTTGTAAAACGGTTCTTTTTCAAACGAAGTCTTAACACTGCCATCCTCTAAGTTTTGCAGTAAATAAAGCGTCTTAGGCTCATTTGTTTTGTACCAATGTTCAGCGACAATCACGCAATCGTCTGCAAGCCATTCAGAATCGAAGCCCTCAAAGTCGGTTTCTTGCTTGTCAGACCAACGCGCCCTAAATTCATCTTTTGTCATTTTCACTAAAATAGTGACATGATTCGCGTCTGAGTAGTCGGGCTGCTCAGCGTTTTTATCAAAGTAAACGTTTAAAGGGTCTGCAATACGCTCAATCTTAACGACTTGATTAAAACTTAACTCATTCTCGTAATCTGTCTTAATGCGCCATGCACCAAAGCCAAAAGTTGCGGTGTTCTCAATCGCTGAATCATACGCAAAGTCGGCATTGCTTTGGTTTTGAATAGAGCGAAGTAATCCGTCATAAATTCCTGCAATATCAACATCACCATCCTCTGCCGCGTGAACCTTAATACTTGGCTTGTTTTGACGCGCATCGCCTACGATTTGGTCGATAAAAGCAGGCAAACGGTTAATTGTTTGAATTGGCCGCCCCTCGATTTCGCGCTTGCGCTTGATTTGATTCGGCCATTGGTCACCTGCCGCGAATCGTTGGTCATCAAGCATTAAATCACGCTCTTCGCTTTTTGCTTCTTTATCTGTTTTAATGCGTTTACAAATCTGTTTATATAAATCGTTCATTTTTTGCCTACTTGATGATAACTGAAAATTTGCTCATTTTTTGGTATTTCACCATAGCCGCATAACCTGCAACAGGTTCAGCGATTGCCGCGCTACCTAAAGACGCAACATTTTCACCTAAGCCGTAAGCATTACGACCTAAATCAATTAAAAATTCTCTAAGATTACCCATAATTCACCCCATCCACCCATGACCGCCATACGATTGTCGCTTGTACGGTTTTGGTGCAACTGTTTCTTTAAACGCAACAGCCATATAACGAAACGCATCACAGCCGTGAGACGACCAATCATGAGCAGGGCTGTTTTTGCGATTGCCGTTTTTGTCTTGTTCGTAGTGATAATACTCTAATGCTTTTATGCCGTCTTTACATTTTTGTTCATCTATCCAACAAAACGGCATAGTCATACGTACCGCATTGATACCATTATCAACGCCAATTTGCGGAGTAATCTCTACCTTTAAGCCGTAACCCTCGACAATTTCGCGCATTGTCTTACCAGTTGCAAGGTTTGCATGATTGCCGTCATGCGGTAAAAAGTGACGTTCGTAAACGTAAGGCTTTGCTTGAATTTGTCTTACATAGTAATCAATAGCTTGTCGATTGTTCTCTAAATAATCAATAACGCGATATTGACCTGCAACCATTTGTACAAACCAAATAGCTGTTGAATCACCAAAACCTAAATCCCAAAATGTATAAACTGGCTTGCTTGATTCATAGCGTACACTAGTAATGCGTCCATCTTCGCGCATCTTCCGCATTTCATCCTTATAAACAGCACCCTCTAAGACTTTAAGGCAGTGACCCTCCCACACCCACAAATACTTATCATAATCACGCGCTTTTAGGTCATCTTTTTCTGCAATCAATTCCGAGCTAATATATTTATTGTCCGTCCAATTCATCTTGACGACAGTTGAGTCCTTAGGCGGATTAAAAACAAATCGCTGATATGTTGCGTCATCTTCAAATTTAGGGTTAAAACTAATCCAAATCTCAGACCCTGATTTACGAATTGTCGGAATTAAAACATCCCACGAAATATCACTAATCGCTTCGGCTTCCTCAGCCCAACAAACATCAATACTCTCCATCGATTTAATTTTAGTGACGTTGTGTTTGATGCCCTCGAAGATAAATTCACTGCCGTTTAATCTGCTAAAGATAGTTGTATTTTGAATCTCAAAGAATTGTTGTAATCCTAATGCCTCAATCTGTTGACTTAGTAATTTATGCACAGACTCAGCGATAGAATTTTGAACTTCGCGGACACATAGAACACGCAAAGTTTTTTGTGTAGCCAATAACAACAAAGCTCTTGCCATTGCCCACGATTTACCTGAGCCTCGACCACCATATAAAACTTTATAACGACATGGTTTAAATAAGAATTTTGTTTTTAATGGGAATTGTGCGTTAATCATCGAAAGTTATCTTAATTTCGACTTGATGAGCGATAGGTTTGCCGTCTACTCCTGTGTGTTCGTTTTGCTGTTTATCTGCCAAACCCAACTCACGAGCTATAATGTTTGAGTTAAACAAGTCAGAAGCAGCACCTGTGAATTTTTGATTATAGATTACTTTTTCGACTTCTAATGTGATGCTCAAAAAATCGGGCTGTTTTTTATAGTTTGCCCAAGTGTTTTCGCAAATATCCAAAAACAAACAAAGCCCACTAATAGTCATAGCTCGCATTTTGGCAATAGTGTCTTTAGTAATCATTCCTTGACTATGAAAAATCTTTTCTTCATAAAGTGGGTTATCTTCTACCCATTGTAAATACTCATAACAAGCGTTACGCAATTGCTCAGGATCACTAAAAATCGGATTGCGGCCATGTGATGACCGCGCAAGCCAAAATTTGTTACCTTTCTGAAATTGCATAACTAAACCTCGTTACCAATTGTAATGTTTAAACTTGTCGAACCGACAGCACAGATATAACCAACTCGCACAGAGTTTGTATTTAGCCCGACTTGAACATTCACATATTCAACAGAATTAGGCGGCAAATAAATATCGTTTGTCGTTGCTGTAACTGCTTCATCATCAATAGCATAAAACAATCCAGTGCTGCCAGAATTTGCCAATCTAATTGTATTCCCTGATACCCCAATTTGAGCTAAATCATAAGATGCACTTGACGTTGTAACACTTAAATTAGTTGATACTGTTCTTTTGTTTCCACCGCTCGACAATGTAAACTTACCCATAACTCACCCCAAACCCTTAACAAAAACCCACAACAACAAAAACGGAAAACTAATAAATGCAATTATAGTATAAATCAATAAAAAATTAGGATCATTTTTCATTTGTTAGACTCTTTATTTGCCCAGTTTTTTAATACATTACTCATCGTCTCAATACCAACAAAGCCAACGCTAATACACGTCAAAAAAGCATAATCAAAAGCCGAATTTGCGCTAAGTTTAAATATTGTTTGATAAAAATCAACAGCGACAGGTAACAAAACACGACTAACAATAGAAAAAAGCAATGCTTCAATCAATATTGTGTACCATTTCTTTCCGCCATAATACATCGATCTTAAACATACTATCGCAAAAGTAACACATGGAACAGCAATATAGTTTATTGTTTCTGACGCTGCCGCGCTAAGCTCAAATAGTCTCATGCTTTTATACCGCAATCTTTCGGGTGTTTAGCGCAATAATCTCTTAAATCTTTAGGCATGTCTATAGGTTTCGGTAAAATTGCCATGCTTAACAAAACAACAAAAACTTTAGACATCAGCCTTGCCCTCTATCAAGATATACGCAATACCACCACAAACACCAATCAACGCACCAACAGGCGTACTGTAGGCAAGCGGCAATACTGGTGTAATAGCTGTGAGTATTAAGCCTATTCCTGCCCACGAGCTTGGCTCTTTTAATCTTGACATAACACACCTCTAACAATTTGTTATATCAGCAATATAG